CATTGTAGGTTCCTTTATTTTTTGTTTTTACCCGGAGGGCCGTCTTTGCGATTCTCCGGAGCCGAACTACCATTGGAGGCTTTTACGACCGGAATCTTGTTAGTACCCATAATAGGGCTATCTACACTATTAGGAGTATCTGTGTTGAATTTTGCTGGAGGAGTTTTACCACCTGCTATTGTGAAATCACTGGAATATTCGTTGCCAACTACTTCTCTTTTATAAGGATCAGCAGCATAGTATTCACTGGCTTTTTTGCTTTGTTCAGATGGTTGTTCACCTTCTTCTGTGCCAAGCACTGGATCAGGTTGCTCTTCATAACCTTTACGCTCTTCTTCTACACTATCAGCATACTCTTTTGATTGTATTATGATATGATTTGGATTCATTCCAAGAAGTTCAGCCATCTGTGTAATCTGTGGCGGTGTTGCTGGATAGTTAAAAGTAACATCCATAAATGTAACACTATCATTTTCAGCTTCTGGAAAGTCAGGTAAGGTTTTTTGGATCGGAGTACTCTTTGGTTCTGTCATACTTACAACGTCGAACTGTTGGAGTTTTTCTTCCAAAGCATTTATTAGTTCTGCATCAACATCGCCAAGTATTTTGATTCTATAATCAAATGTTTGACGTGTTTCTACAAGGTATTGTGCAAATGATTTCATCTTATTTTCCTTCTATGCAGTATTTAGCAGAATAGAGCTTATTTCTCTTCTTTGTCTTTGTTTAACAACCTATCTAGTAGTGCATTCCTATCTAATACAACACCAGTTCCTGTGGCAATCTCTTCGTTGTTTGCTATTGCTTTCTGATCAAGGCTTGCTTTTTTAAGTTGTAAATCCACCATTTTTAATTTTTTGTTTAATTTAGCAGTTTTAGCAGTAATAGCGTGTCCGAGCATAGTACTTGCTACTCCAAAAATATCACTGGCCCATCTACTGTCTACGTTCATACCAAGATCCATTAGATCATCAAAACCTTTGGTGGCTTTTTCAGCAAGTTCGTCCATTTCATTATCACTGGCTTCTAATCCACGTACTTGTGGCAATGCCGCCTGCACTTTATCAAGCTCACTGAGTGTATTTTGCATTATCTCGTTGTTTTCTGGTACGGCTTCAGGTACATTATCTGGAGTTACTTCTTCAGTAAGCCCTTCATCAGTCGGCAAATCAAACAGTTCTTCTAGTTTCTTGGTCATGTGCTTCCTTTAAACATTCAGGACATATGCAATCATGTAATTCTTTTTTAATTGTTACCAATGGTTCAACCATACACCAACAGCTATGATCTGAATCGCAACTAAACCTAGTGTTACACAGTTCGCAAGTCTTCATTTTACTTATTTTCGTTTTCCGCCTTGACGGAAAATGTCATCCTCTGTAATCACTCTAAATATCAAACCGTTACGCTGACACCATTTCTGTGCGGCAGCCCACTTTGCATAATTTATGGCCACAATTGCACGATCTCGATTGCTTGCTTTACTTTCTAACACGCTTTGTTTTTTTGGTTTTATTTCAATTAGTTCAGTAACAACCTTATTATGTTTGTTTCTGTATTGAATTAAAAAGTCAGGAATATATCTTGTTTTCTTACCAGTAAGTGGATTTACGTAAGGAATTACTAGACTTTCACTCGACCATGATATAATGTGATCGTTACTATCGCAAAAACGCATAAATGCAAGTTCCCATCCACTTCTATACTTGGGCACACCTTTTCCTGCATATTTTTGAGGATTTAGAACTACGTAAGGTCCTTGTTGGAACTTGTTAGCCATAGTTCACCTATATTAAGATATTGCGTGCAGTATACTGATTTGGAGTAGAAATTGAAGTTATACCAAGTAATGTGGTGTTACTGCGTTGGTTATTTAGATAATAAGCAAGAGTGGCAGTAATCTGTATTGTATTTTGATTACGGAGTTGACCTAATATATTTTCAACTGACTCACCATTATCTTCACTGATTTGAAATACGCTGAGTGTAAAATTTTCTGCTTGATCTTTACTTGCAAAAATACTTGCAAAAAAACTGTACACAGTATCATATTGATTTTGATCAATTACAAGTTCACGCTGATAAAAATCATCAAATGCTCTAACAGTTGGATCAGTTCCTGGATTTGGATAGTTTACTGTTGCCATACTAGCCTCTATGATTTGGATTTTTACCAACTTGGTTCGGAACAGTTATTGGTCCGTTTAGGTTAGTAGGATTCTGATCTGTTCCAGTATTAGCAGGTTTAAGTGTTGCGGCTTGTTCGTTAAGTGGAGTGAATCTAGCCTGCTTAGGAAAAAAGCCACTGCCTCTAGCTGCACCTGGTAAATCTTCTTTTATAACATTTCTAGCAATATTTGTTGATTCAGTTTTGAACATTTCATTTAGATCTCTACCTTTGAAGGTTTGATACGCAGTTCCACCTTTTTGGATTGCTCCAACAACACCTGCAAGATTTCCAGCACTCAAATCTGTAATAATTCCTGCACCAGCATCAATTAGTCCACCTTGTCCAAATATTGTAGCAGTTGCACCAGGACGAGCCAGTGGTGATTTTCTTGTATCGTAGTTTGCATTATTACCAAAACTTGGGATAGCATCATTTGGTGAACTACCATTGATAGCACCATGATAATACTTGACTGTTTCATATTCAAAAGTGAACGTATTTTGCATGATGCCGCCACCTTCGGAGTAGTTGTAGGTATCATGTTCAAAAGAACTAATGATTGGATTCACTAAAACATAAGCCGCAAACTGATGGTCGTTGAATCCAAATATTGTGATATCTCTAAAAAATGCTGGCTTGCCGCCTCTAGTATCAGTAGGACCATCCATATAGCTTTCACCAATGTATCCCCAGTCATTGATTTCTCTGTCTTGTGTATAGATGTCTCTGAACCCATAAGGATATGCTGCACCTGGATCAACTCCACTGGCGTTCTGTCCAAGACTACCGTTTGTTACTGCGGCATCTAGATATTTTTGACTAGCATCTTTATAATAGTATGCATAATAGTTGTACCACAGTTCTCTTGCAAGATCGCTGGTATCGTCATGCATAACGCATGTAATTGGATCATATTCAATTTGTGTTTGTACTTTACGCTTTCTGTTGTATTGATTCATAGTTTCAACAGAAAATTTGTATGCTGGAAGTTTAACTTCTTTTACCAGTAAACTAAGATTTGCAACATCTTGTGCTTGAAACACTGCCTGGAGTTGTGGAATTAAAAATGAATTGATGTTGAAGACTACATGGAATAAAAACTTTCGACGTGGAGAAAGCGCCGAGTTATTACTGCGAAATGTTTTACTCGCGTGAGTATAATCTCTTACAAAATCGTTTCCAAAAAATCCTTTGAGTACATCGTCACCAAAGCCCATAAGTTACTCCTCTAACTTAATTAGCCAGTTACAACGTCACCCAGTGTTCTTCCTACTGTAGATCCAATTCCTGTTCCAAGTGGTGTCTGTACTGCGTTGTCATAACGTATTGAACATTCTATTGTTACAGGATCGTTTGATGCATAGTCTAAGTCACCATAGTTAGCACTTACTAAAAAGCAACCGTATAGTTCCCATGTTTCAAGAACGTTAGGTGTACTTGTTCCGTTACCACCATCTAGTACTTCACAACGTGTAACAAACTTGTAATCAATACCTGAACTAGCAGATGCTTGTTCTAGTGTATCCATTTGCTTTTGTATTTGCTCACTAACCAATCTACTCACATTTCCACCAGCATCATCTCTAAATGTTGCTGATACGGCGTCCCATGTTTGACGTCCAGCAAGATAGATTCTGCTATTATAGATTGGTACTTCAATTTCTTCGAAGTTGATTGTTGGTCTAGTAAAAGTCATTACCTGTTTGGTAAGTTCTGTTCTAGGTGTAGATACGCCCATGTTCTCAAATACCACACGGTAGCGGTATTTTAGTTTTGGCATTAACAGTCCTTGAGTTGGACTTGATTGGTCTGATGCCAAAGGAACTGTCATTCTTGTTAGCGATGATACGGCCATTTTATAATTCTCCTTATTATAA